CCACGACAACACGGTGGACATCTACACCTGTTGCCATCGCATGGGAGACCGTGTCGAGATCTACCAAGAGGTCGAGGGCGAGATCATCCCGGACTCCTACGGGACCTACCCGATTGAGCAGAGTCCGTTCCTAGCCCTGCGGATGAACCGCATCGACGGGGAGGACTACGGTCGTTCCTATGTCGAGCAGTACCTTGGAGACCTGATCTCTCTGGAGAGCCTGTCCAAGAGCATCGTGGAGGCTGCTGCGGCTTCCGCCAAGCTTCTCTTCCTCGTCAACCCGACCGGAACCACCCGTGCCAAGACTCTGGCTCAGGCGCCCAATGGAGCCATACGGGAGGGCAATGCAGCCGATGTGACCGTGCTTCAGGCCAACAAGGGAGCCGATCTTCAGGTAGCCCTAGCCACGGCTCAGGGGATCTCGGAGCGCCTGAGCTACGCCTTCCTGCTGACCGAGGCGACCATCAGGAACGCAGACCGCGTCACCGCCGAGGAAGTCCGTCTCGTCACCCAGAGCATCGAGCGCCAGCTGGGAGGCATCTACTCCATCCTCTCTCAGGAGTTCCAGCTTCCGCTCGTTGGCCGGGTAATCGACCGCCTGACCAAGAGCAAGCGGATGCCGAAGCTTCCCAAGGACTTCGTCACGCCTACGATTGTGACGGGAATCGACGCCCTTGGACGAGGAAACGACCTCAACAGGCTCGACATCTACCTTCAGGGCATCGGTCAGATCCTTGGTCCTCAGATGATCCAGCAGTACATCGATGTCCGCGAATATCTCAACAGACGCGCTGCTTCTCTTGGAATCGAGACGGCGGGTCTGGTAAAGTCCGAAGAGCAGCTCCAGATCGAGCAGCAGCAAGCCATGCAGATGCAGCTTCTTGCACAGCATGGAAACCAAGCCATGGCCGAGGGCGGTAAGGTCCTACAGGCCAACATGAAGAACGCACAATGAGCAACCACCAGTCAATCACGATCACGAAGGAAAATCCTCCCGATACCGCCATGGAACAGGCGATTCAGGCAGAGCAGCAGGAAGTCCAAGATCCCGCTCAGGCATCCGATGAGCGTCCTAACTGGCTTCCCGAGAAGTTCAAGTCCCCTGAGGATCTAGCCAAGGCATACTCCGAGCTGGAAAAGCGTTTCTCTACCCCTTCGGAGAAGCCCAAGACGATCCCTCAAGCCGAAGCGGCTCCTCAGGGGACCCTGAACTTTGACGAGTTCTCCAAGGAGTATTCCGAGAATGGGACCCTGAGCGATGAGAGCATCGCCAAGCTTTCCGCCAACGGCATCCCGGAGAATGTGGTCCGCAACTACCTCGATGGACTCAACGCCATCACGGAGAAGCAGACTCAGCAGATCTATTCGATTGCCGGAGGAGAGGACAAGTACAACTCCATGCTGGAGTGGGCCTCAGAGTCTCTGGAGGAGAACGAGATCGAGGCTTTCAACAGCATCATGGAGCAGGGAAACCCCGCAGCCATGCAGATGGCCGTCCGTGGACTTCAGGCCCGCTTCTCGCAGAGCTCTGGATCCCCGGCCAAGCTCATCCAAGGAGACACCATCGGACCTTCCGGTGGAGCGTTCCGAAGCGTAGCGGAGCTCACCGCAGCCATGAAGGATCCCCGTTACCACAAGGATCCGGCGTATCGACGCGATGTCGAGAACCGCCTCAAGAGCAGCAACATCCTCACCACCACTTCCCGATAAGGAGCACAGATGAAGTCTTGGAAGACCACAGTAACAGGAATCGCGGCGGTCCTGACCGCAGTCGGATCCGCTCTCACCGCACTCTTCGACAACGACCCGAATACCACGCTCGATGTCGCCGTGACGGCAAGCGCAATCATGGCGGGAATCGGCCTGATCTTCGCTCGGGACAACAATGTCTCCAGCGAGGACGCGGGGGCCAAGTGAATGGCCTCATCAAGGCGATCATCCTTGGGATTCTTGAGTCGATGGTGCGGGCTTATCAATTCTCACGCACTGCACTTTCTGCTGATCGGAATCCTGTTCTGCTTCGTCGTGCTGGTTCTAGGATCCGCAAGTGGGTGCAGCAGAGCCGTGTTCATCCCGGAGGCAAGCCCGATCAGGGTGGGTCCGAACTGCAAGACCAAGGTCTACCTCCTGATCAACGGCGAGTGGACCCTCAGTGACAACAATGTGGTCATCCCCGAAGGCTGGTACTGCGTACCTCCCCGCTTCGTGGATGAAGACGAGTCTAAGGAAGTTTCACCTTCTTGACGGGTGGAACAGGTGGCGAGTTGTGGCCCCATGCGTGGGATAACCTCAAGAGTAGCGCCTACAGGTCAAGACTTGTACACGCAACTCTCTTTCTAGGAACCCAACACAATGCCCATTCAGACTACCCCGTCTCGTCTTGGTCAGGTCAATCTGGCTAATGACGCAGACGCCCTCTTCCTCAAGGTCTTCAGCGGCGAGATCATCTCGGTCTTCGAGGAAAACAATCTCATGCTCCCGCTGACCAAGGTCCGCACCATCAGCAGCGGCAAGTCCGCGACCTTCGCGGTCACTGGCGTTGCCAGCGCGGCCTACCACACCCCCGGCGAGTCGGTCCTCACCACTGGTGCTAGCACTGGATACCTTGGCGCGTCTGCTTCGACCTTCGCAACGGGTACGGCGACCGACACTGGCTCGGCTAAGTACCTGTCCAGCATGAAGCACAACGAGAAGGTCATCTTCATCGATGACATCCTCCTCAGCTCCTGCTTCGTTGCCGACATCGATGAGCTCAAGAACCACTACGATGTCCGCGCGACCTACTCGAAGGAGATTGGTCGTGCTCTTGCCTATGCGGCTGACAAGAACCTGATCCGCACGGTCATCGCTGGTGCTCGTAAGTCTACTGATCGCTTTGGCACTGCTGCGGGCACCTCCAAGCAGTTCCTTGGCGAGCAGATCGACCTCACCAGTGGAACCCTGACTGCTGAAGAGGTTGTCACTGGCCTCTTTACCGCAGCCCAGAAGATGGACGAGAAGAATGTCCCGATGGATGGCCGCGTTGCGATCCTTGATCCGGCCACCTACTACCTCCTTGTTCGCGGAGATTCCTCGAAGATCGGCGTTGCCATCAACAAGGACTACGGCGGTGACGGTAGCCTCAGCCGGGGCATGGTTGCCGAGGTCGCTGGCATCAAGATTCTGAAGTCGAATCACATCCCGACCGCCAATGAGTCCTCGACTCAGTCGGCCCTCCATGGTGCTTCGGGTGTCAAGAACGATGTCACTGGAAACTCCAATGATGGCTACTCCGGCCTTGACTACCGATTCACCAAGGGAATCGTCTTCCAGACGGAAGCAATCGGTACGGTCAAGCTCATGGACCTCTCGGTCGAGAGCGAGTACATCATGGAGCGTCTCGGCACCCTCATGCTGGCGAAGTACGCGATGGGCCACAATGTCCTTCGCGAGGAGTGCTGCATCGAGTTCATCACGCAGTGATTCTGACCAGCCGAAAGGCTGACACCACAACCTAAGGGAGGTGGGTTCCTCTGGAGCCCACCTCCTGTTTATTGAGGTCCATCATGCTCTCCACCACGACCAAGCTACAGGCAGTGAACACGATGCTGTCGGCAATCGGGGAACCCCCGGTCAACACACTCAGCTCCCAGAGGGCCGACAGCAACATCGCGGAGCAGATCCTTGACGAGGTTTCCCGAGATGTTCAGGGATACGGATGGCACTTCAACACCGAGGAGAACATCACGCTGACACCCGACAGCGATGGATACATCAAGGTCTCCAACAACATCGTCCGAGTCGATGCCGATCCGAACAGGTACTGGAATATCGATCTCGTCCTGCGTGGAGACAGGCTGTACGACCGGGTCACCAACAGCTATGTGTTCTCCGGTCCCATTGTCATCAACCGCATCGTGCTGCTTGAGTTCCCCGAGATGCCGGAGGCTGCGCGGAACTACATCGCGATCAGGGCCGCACGGATCTTCTGCGACCGTATGCTTGGATCCGAGAAGCACCATGTGTTCAACAATCAGGACGAGATGATGGCTCTGGTCCGTATGCGTTCCTACGAGAACGACACCGCCGACTACAGCATCTTCGATGAATACAGCACCCTGAGCGCGGTCAATCGGAACGCCTCCTACAGGACCTACTGATGCCACTGATCACGCAGTCGATTCCGAACCTCATCGGAGGAGTCAGCCAGCAAGCTCCGGCCATCCGCAGCGTGAACCAGTGCGAGGACATGGTGAACGCATTCCCCAGTCCAGTCGAGGGCCTGATCAAGAGGCATCCGACCACCAAGGTCACCGAGATCAGGAACTCCTCGTCAACGATCTACACCAACATCACCGAAAACTCGGTGAAGCCGCACATCATCCTGCGCGACACCAACGAGAAGTACTTCGTATTCATCAGGCCGTCAGCCACCGAGGCGAACAACCTCATCGAGGTGTACAAGCTGGATGGCACGAAGCAGACCGTTCACTATGGATCAGGAGCTCAGGCTTACCTAGCGAACACCGACAGGTCGATGCTCAAGCTCCTCACCGTGGCCGATGTCACCTTCGTGGTGAACTCAAAGTCCACGATGAAGCCGACTCTTGCGAACGATACGACAACGGCGCTCAACTACCTGAGGAACGCCATCGTCTATGTCAAGCAGAGCAATGTTGACCGGGACTTCTCCATCACCGTGACGAATGCGGATGGAACCGGATCCATCACCGTCAGTCACAAGACCGCGAACAACAATATCGGAACGGACCATGTCGCCAATACGCTTGCGGCGGCTTTGAGCGGACAGGGATCCCCGGCGTACACCGCGACAGCCAAGGACAGCGTGATCCACATCACCCGCGCAGCCGACTTCAAGATCACCGCTGAAGATGACCTTGGAGGTCAGGGAATGATTGTGATCCGCGACACGATCCAGCGTTTCGAGGATCTCCCAAGCACTGCTCCAGACAACTATGTGGTGAAGGTTCTCGGGGCTCCTGAAAGCCAGCTCGATGACTACTATGTGAAATTCGTCGCTGAGAACGACCAGACATTCGCTAGGGGAATCTGGGCCGAGTCCATCGCTCCCAGCCTGAAGTACAAGTACGACTACACGACGATGCCTCACATCCTGATCAGGCAGTCGGATGGCTCGTTCCTGTTCAAGAAGGCCGATGGAACGACTCCTTCGTCTCCTACCTCCCCAGCTGGTTCCGACTATTCAGGGTACAAGTGGGAGGACAGGCTTGTCGGAGACGATTTGACGAACAGCGCCCCGAGCTTTGTGGGGGTGCCGATCAACAACATCGTTCTGTTCAAGAACCGCCTAGGCTTCCTAAGTGACGAGAACATCATCCTCAGCGAGGTGTCTGAGTTCTTCAACTTCTGGAGGACCACAGTCCTCGATGTGCCTGATTCCGACCCCATCGATGTCGCATCCAGCAGCCCCAAGGTCGGAAAGCTGAAGTCTGGAACGGTGTTCAACACCGAACTCATCCTGTTCACCGACAGCAGCCAGCTAGTCCTGCGGGGAGGGGAGATCCTCAGCCCGAAGTCGGTGGCTCTGCTGCCTGTCGGTGACTATGAGAACTACTCCGACATCCAGCCAGTGTCATCCGGCCTTTCGGTCTACTTCGCCTACAACCGTGGCAACGGGTTCACCGGAGTCCGTGAGCTTGTCCCTCAGCAGAACATCGACGGCTCCTATGTGGTCAATACCGTCTCGGAGGTGGTTCCTAACTACATCTCCGGCAAGCCAGCCCATGTGGCTGCGACCGCTCAGGATGACATGGCAGCCGTTGTGTCAAGCGGAAACCTGTACCTGTACAAGTACCTGAAGAGCGGTGCGGGAGACATTGCTCAGTCTGCTTGGTTCAAGTACGATTTCCCAGACATAGATGCCAGCGGCTTTGCCAAGGTGATCTGGGCAGAGTTCGTGGACATGGAACTTTATGTTCTAGTTTTGCGAAGTTCCGCCAACATCCCGGTGCTGGAGAAGATCAAGCTTGGAACCGAGTTGACGGATATCACCCCGAGCCTGAAGAACTCCAATTGGGTCACCCATCTTGACCAGCGTGTCCTGATGGATGTCAATACCGGAACCTACAACTCCACCACGGGACTCACGACTTGGGATCTACCGAAGCCGTATTCCTATGTGGCTGGAAAGACCGCCGTGTACACCATCGAAGGTGCATCGGTTACGGTCATATCGGGAACCGCGTATGTGTCTGGATCCGACACTGCTGGCACTGTCTCTGTCCGTGGAGACTACAACGGGGTCAAGGTCTGGATCGGAATGAAATACGAGATGAAGTACCAGTTCTCTCAGTTCTGGCTTCAGGGCCGATCCGGCATCAACAGGGTCGGTCAGGGAGAGTCCTCTCTTCTTGGGGGCCGCTACCAGCTGCGGAACATCTCCCTGCTTTATGAGGACACCGCCTTCTTCAAGGTCAGGGTGCAGAACAACGGTGAATCCACCTACGAGTACGACTACAGCGGATTGATCGCCGGAACGACATTGATCAACAAGATCAACCTTGCCCGTGGATCCTTCCGTGTCCCCATCTACGGACGAAACACGGGGGTCACTGTTACAATCCTGAACGACACGGCGTTTCCCTGCAAGATCCTGAGCGCAGAGATCGAGGGAGACTATGTGGACCGTGCCCAAAGATACTCATGATCCAGATCAGGCCAGCGTTCAGGGAAGATGCCTTCATTCTTGGCCCTGAGATGCGGCCAGAGGATGCTGCCGAAGTCATGGCCGCAGGGGGAAAGTTTCCCACGGAAGCCCTGCTGACCGGAATAGAGGCTTCCACGGAGTGCTACACCATGGTGGCTGGGGACAGGATCCTCTGCATATTCGGGGTCTTGCGGGAGGAAAACCCGTCTATTGGACGGATATGGATGTTGGGAAGCAGCCATATCCACAGCCATAAGTTTGAATTTCTAAGGATCTCCAAGGAGTGGGTGGCCTCGTTCCAAGAGTCGTACCCGATCCTCTACAACTTTATCGACGCACGGAACACCGTGCACATCAGGTGGCTCAACTGGCTTGGGTTCACCTTCATCTCCGAACACCCGGATTACGGTTTCGAGAAGCGTCTCTTCTACCAGTTCATCAGGATCCAAAACAATGTGTGACCCAGTAAGCGCAACAGTCGGCGTTCTCGTCGGCGTGGGACAGACTGTGGCCCAAGGTCAGGCCGCCAGTTCCGCAGCAAGGGCGCAGAACCGCTATAGGGGGGATCTTGCGCGAGCCCAGAACGAAGCCTACATCCAGACCGTGGAAGGCGTTCGGCGCGATGTGGGCTTGCAGACGGATGCGTTGTTCTCCCAGAGGATCCAGCAGATCGACGCGCAGAAGCAGGAGCTCCAGAACATCACCCGAGACTCCCGTCAGGCTTCGGCCAGCTATGCGGCAATCACCGCCGAGACCGGGATCGAAGGACGAACCGTGGACATGATTCACAACCAGTTTGAGCGCGATGTACTCGACTTCGAGTCTGCCGCGATCAGGAACATCAGCAACCTGACCGCACAGGTCAACCGAGAGGCTCAGGCGATCTACAGCCGTGGACAGAGCATCATCAACTCCGGGTATCCGTCTCCCCTGCCGCCTCCTGCGAATGTCAGCATGGGCGCAATCCTGATGAATGGAATCAGCAGCGGGCTTCAGGTCGGAATGATGATGAACTCGGCCTTCGGAAGCCCGAATCCCGGATCTCTTGGAGTAAGGCAGACGGGATCGAGTGTGGGCGGTCTTGCTGGAGGCACTAGTGGTGGGAGCTGGCTCCGGGGTATGCCGACCTTCTGATAATGGAACAACACAATGGCAAAGCAACGACCATCTCTCGGAGTAGCCGCCAGCCCTGTAAGCACCTTTGTCGCTCCAGTCGATCCACGGAAGACCGTCGAGCCGATTGACGAAGGAGCGATCAGGAACGCCTATGAGTTCGCTGACGCCTTCAGCAACCTGTCGGAGACTGCTGCGAAGTTCGCTACGACGATCAAGACGCAGCAGAACGAGCAGGACTTCCTAGCTGGTCAGGACCTCGTCAACCAGAACAGGAAGACATACGCGAACCTTGTTGGAAGCGGGCAGATCAAGCCTTCCGAGAACCCGTGGCTTGCCGTGGGAGCTCAGCAGGCTTCAGGCGTCCTTGAGGCTGCCAAGGCCCGCAACGACTTCAAGACGGCCTACGACAACGCGGTGTTGAACAACCCGGAGCTGCTGAAGGACAACCAGTTCTTTGACGCTCTGGCGGCTTCCTTTGCGGAGCAGAAGAATGCCGAATTTGGCACTTCCCAGTACCTCAGTCGATCCTTCTACAAGGAGTTCAACCCATTCCTCATCGAGCAGAGCGCGAAGCACGCCGATGCCGTTGGGAAGTACAACCAGAAGAAGATCATCGACTCGCTGAGGCTGAAGGTCGATGAAGCAGTGACCGCGTTTGGAAAGGTTCCAGACTTGGGTCTTCGTGAGGACAAGACCCCGAAGGATGTGGGGTATTACGGAATCCGGTACGGCTTCAGCGAGACAGGAAGAGACGCCATAGTCACGGAACGCTCCATTGGAGTCGAGTTCGACGGGGTTGAGACCCAGATCCCGATGCTTGTTCCGGGCCTTTCTCTCCAAGCCCAAGAGGCAATCGTCTATGCGGGACCTGAGGCTACTCCAAACGAGATCCTAGATCAGCTTGATCCAAGAGACAGGGAGCTGATCTACGACCACGCCATTCAGCGGATGAAGGAAGGGAAGAGCCCGTTCTACAGCACCTTAAAGGACAAGATCGTCCCGGACCTTCAGGGATACCTCGATGAGCTGGGGCAGAGCCTTGGTCTTCCGAGGGTCGCAAATCTTGCCACAGCCAGCCACCTCATCGAGGCGATGAAGGGAAGCACCCTGACATACGAGGCTGAGGCCATCCTGTCGGAGCTGAAGGCTGGAACCGGAAAGCTCATCGATGTCTCTGAAGTGAAGTCGATGCTTCTTGAGGCGCGTGAGGATATCCAGAAGAACAGGTTCGAGCTTGGCAAGTCAAATGAAACCCAGATTGTCGCTGTATGGGCCGATGAAGCCTACAAGAAGGCGTTTGACGAGGCATCTAAAGGTGTTGCAGATGCCTCTTATGGGGAATATGTAGATCAGTGGAGAGAAATGGCGTCTCAGTTCAAATATCTTGGAATCGAAGATCGCGCCAAGATGTGGGACCAGTTCAACGAGCGTTGGAACAACGCCACCCGCGAAGGACGAGAAAGCGCCGAAAGAGCGGACAAGGAAATAATCACGAACTTTGTCTTCCAATCGAACGCGGCCATCGGATACTCGGGAATCATTCCGGCCAACGAATGGGATGGGCAAGCCATCCTTGACTGGGGGTCAGCGAGGAATCGAATGGATTCATTGATCGCTTCCCGAGGCGTCACCGAGGAGTCTAAGAAGAGTGATATCCGTGGAGTTGTAAGTCTACAGATTGACAACTGGCTGACTAACGCGCAGAACGAGGCTATGAGGAAGCTGGGACTTTCAGACCTCACTCCGTCTTCTCAGGATTCCGCCGATGTCAGGCAGATGAAGGCCATGGTCCGAACAAGCCTCAAGCTAAATGAACTTCAGGCGTCACTCCATTTCGACCTAGAGGACAGGCTTGAGTCCCTTCGTCGGATCTCGCTTGATGGGATTACATTCGATGTGGAAAAGGGTCCAAAGCAGGAGCTTGTGGATCTCGTTCTTCTGTATCAGAACGCATCGGGAGGACGGGCTCCAATCGACCTCTTCTACAAGACCAAGGGACCACGGGGGGAACGGACCCTTCTTTTCCTTCAGACTGCAAGCCTCAAGTCGCAGTACATGAGCATTCCAGACGCGATCCGAGATGCAGCTCAGGCGATCAACATGGACGCCACTGCCGATGTGCTGGAGTTGACCAACATCAAGGAAAATGGATCCGATATGGAAGCTCTTCGCCTTAAGGCGGATGAAGCCCTTGAGATGGTCGGAATGAAGGGTTGGCGCGGCTGGGCGGATTGGATTCCGTTCGTCAACCCAGACCTCAACCTGAATCCAGATGCCCGCAAGACAGTCACTTCGATGTTCATTCGCAAGTTCGCTGAGGAGATGGCTTCAAACGGAGGTGCCGCCAACGCTTCATCCAAGGCGGCGATGGATTTCGTCAGTTCCGAAGCGATGAACATCAACGGAGGAGTCCTTCCTAGGAGCGCCTTTGCCGCCCGGAATGTCACTGAAAGCTATATCGCCGCCTTCATCGCGCTTGAGGTAGGGGAGAAAGCGTTCGAGGAGGGAGCCACTCTCGTCTGGGTGGACAATGCTCCAAACGGCCAGCCAGTGTTTGCTCTTCGAGACCGCGATGGAAGGGCGCTCAAGGACGGCTACTACCTTGTCGATGACATTGCCAGCGACGAGAAGCCCAAGGGTCCCGATGGAAACATCATCCGGGAAGCCAAGAGTCCCCGCGAGCGCGTTGCGTCCTACTTGGCCGAAATCGAGCGTAAGAAGAAGAAGAAGTCCGAAGAGATGAGAAAGATTATGCAGGAGCCGGATAGGCAGTTCCGCATGGATACCAAGTTCTAAAGGGCGTCACCTACATGGATCAGACAAGCTCAAACAAGTCCCAGTTCGACACCCGGATCCTGCGGACTCAGAACCCGCTGGACATGATGTCTCCTGCGGAAAGGTACAGCTACGAGCAGGACCAGCTGCTGAACCCGCCGATGGACAGCAACACCAAGGCGATGGCGGATACCCTTGGTCCGTTCTTCACCGGGCTCACCTCTTCTTGGGCTGGTAAGACAGCCTTCTACCTAGAGCGGCAGTTCAATCAGCTCACCAGCGATGACGAGGCTTACCTCACTCCCCTCAACTTCAACCAGAAGAAGATCAAGCAGTATGATCCGCTGAATCCCACAGCCGATACCCGTGGGCTTGAGGCTTTTGCCCCGCATCGCGAGGATGGCCTCAACAACCTTGAGGGGATCACCAACGACCTGAACTCCGTCTCTACCGAGCATTGGCCTTGGCTGATCTCATCGAGAAACTACGGAGAGTTTCAGGACAAGATGGACCAGATCCGCGTGGCCACTCCTGAGTTCGCATCCAAAGGCAGCACCTCTGGAAAGATCGCAGGATTCCTTGCCGACACTTCCGCCATCATCACGATGAGCATGGCCCTTGAGCCTCTGGCGTTCCTTGGACAAGGCAGGGCAATCTCCACTGCCGGAGGAAGAATCGCTCTCAGATCCTCAGCCGAGCGTTGGGGCAGCATGGTCCGTGTGTCGGAGGAAGCCGCACAGGCAGCCGAAACGGTCTCCAGACTCATGGGTATGCGTAAGTATGCCGCCCTAGGAGTCGCTGAAGAGATTGTCATCAAGGCCGCCCGAAACGCGGTTGATCCGACCTACGACCCTGATGCGTCCTCTCTGGTGTTTGATGGAGTCCTTGCCGCTGGAATCGGAGGAGGAATCGGAGCCTTCGCGGCCCGTGCCTACTACAGCAATGCCGTGGAGAGCTACGCCAGCAGGTACCTCCATCAGATCAGGGCTGGCAACCGGGTCATCCATTACAGGAGCCCACTTGCATTTGTCACGGCGGCAGCCGCAGACCGTACTTTGCTTGGAGAGACTGTCGCTCCTGTCGGGGAAAGCATCGACAACATCGCTGACGATGCCTACGAGGCTTTCTCAAGGACTGGGCGTGAGAATGTCCCCGGAACGGAAAGCATCGGTCTTCCAATCCTTCAGGGAGAAAATGTCGCCAACCGTGCCGACGAAGTCGGTGCATCCATGCTTGCGGGAGATGTGCGTCCAGCCAACTTTGGCGAAGTGATGTACACCCCGGCCAACGAGAGCCTGATCACGCAGATCCTTGGTGGAAACCGTGGCGGATGGCGTGGAGTCATGGCTGCCGCAGCTCGTCGCCTCAGGCCGCGTGGAGAGCTTGCCAGAAGCATCCGCAGGGGTGCAGGCATCCCCGAGGAACTCCGTCCTTCCGGCGTCATCCTGACGAACCGTAGGGGCGCTAGGGAGCTTGCTGCTGGTCTTGGCGATGATGTGGCAATCGACCGCAACCTGTATCCCGGAGGTCAGGGCCGGGGAACGGGAATTGAGATCGAGTTCGACTCCCAGAACCTTCGTGGAGACTTCGTGCAGTCGGAGCGTCTGTTTGCCGCCGCAGAACAGGGAGATGTGGCCTTTCAGTACAGGGGACAGTGGAGGCAGCTTCGCGAGGGCATTCGATCCATCTCAATCAGGGCTGACGCAGATCCGACCGAGGTTGGCCGTGTCCGAGAGATGCTTCAGGGCCGTGGGTGGAACCGCAGGACTCTTGCTGACGGCACCACCGTGTACACGCCTCCTAGGAGGACTGGATATGCAGCGGCGGCCCAGCGGAACATCAACGCCGTCAACGGAATCCGGTCTGCCATCCTCACTATTGCTGCTGAAATCTCAAGGCGAGGCGGTACGGTCGATCAGGAGATGACCCGGACCATTGCACGGGCCTTGTTCGCTGGCCATGCCGCTGGGCTTCGTGGAGCGGCACTTGAATCCAGCGTCTACAGGACCGTCGAGCGGTTCCTAGATGACGATGTGGTCCAGCGTATCCGAGATGTCCGAAGAAGCGGCAATGCCGTCTCCATCGGAACACTGGATCAGTCGTTCGATGACCTTGTCCAGCGGAGCAACACCATCGATGGACTGTGGTCCCAGTTCGACACCGGGCTTGACGAAGCTGGAGAAGCCCTTCCGGGACTTGGAACATCAGCCGTATACGGACTTGACGATCCTGACGGGGTTTCACTGATCCTTCAGGTGGCCAACGAGATCCGCAACCGTGGAACAGTGGTCACTCGGGATATGTTCGAGGAGATCATCGAGGACCTTCGGGCGATCATGCAGGATCCTCCGATGAGGGTGAACTCCAGAGGTCAGAGAGTCCTTGATTCCCGTGCTCGGCTTGCTCAGGTCGCCGGGGTGATCAATTCCCGTGTCGGCAATCAGGGTAGGCGCATCTATGTCCCACGGGCCCTTGGAACGACCGTGCGGAACACGGGGCAGCGTCTCGCAGCTCTCCGTGCAGCAGCAAGGGCTAGGGAACAGGCACGGGTCAATGCCGGAGCTCCCGCTGTTCCCGGAACCCGTGTTGCCGCAGCGCAACCTGTTCCTACCGCTACTCCTGTTACTTCTGTTACTCCAGATCCACTGGTTATTCCGCAGAAGATTTCTCTTCGTGATGGCTGGTTTGCCGTAAGAGCCGAAAAACCCTCACGCGAAGAAGCGATTAGAAAGCTTGGAGAAGCTGAAGCTGAAGCAATAAATCGAGCCATTATGTACAGATTCCGGCATGAAGATGGGACTTATGGAGGAGAAGTCCTTTTTGGCTGGGATGATGTAAATAAGGCGTACCGTCCAGAGCCCCCGACTGGTATAAATCTTTGGCCTCCTGCACAAGGTAAAGGTCTATATCCTCTATTTCTCAAAGAAATAAATAAGCATTACGATGTAGCTTCGACAGGAGTTGATGCCGCTTCTGGGACACTTCCTAATGCTGCAAAAGTTTGGCAAAAACTTGGCGCTAAAGTAGAAACGCTAAAGCCAAATAAGAGGTTTGCACATACCCCAGAAGAGACCGGGGCTCCAATGCAGCCTTCTTATGTTTTGCGGAGAACAACAACTACTGCTGGAACAGGAGCAGCCGGATCTGCGGCAGTCCCGCCGAACGCTCCTCCCGGAGGAACCTCAATCGACGGTGCCCGCCGTATGCAGGAGGAAGTGCCGATTGCCCGTGGATCGGACACCTTCGGACCAATTCAGCGGTTCTTCAACCAAGCAGCCGTTGTGCTTCGTCTGCGCAATCCGGCAGCCCGTATGGCCGTCTGGGAGGCTTTCAACGCCCGCAGGGCCCTTGCCACCGAATCCGGCGTGAATGTCGCACAGGGCCGCACGGTGTTCGAGGAAGGCTCCTACGAGATGACCGGGCATCTGGCTACTGGTCTTCTTGCTTGGAGGAACGGATACACCCGCTATGCCCTGAACCGTGGCTCAGGAGACCGCATCACCTTGATGGACAGTCTTCGGACTGCATTCAACAGGAACAAGCGGCAGATGATGGAGGAGTTCGACAACGCGGTGGTGCAGCAGCTCCGAAGCGGGGCTTTCAACCACCCGAGCGAAGCGGTGAACCAGACTGCACGGTCTCTCAGGCAGATCTTCAACGACATCCACACTGCGGCCAATGGAGCCGGAGTCCGTGGATTCCAAACCAGTGCCGTGTCGAACTATTTCCCCCGTCTCTGGCGATGGGATCGAATCAGTCGGCTTGGCATCACCGTTGAAGGCCGTCAAGCCCTTGAGGATCTGCTGTTTGCCGCACTTGGAGGGGCAACGGGAACTAGGCAGATCGTCACCGAAACGGGAGCGGTGGTCAACCTCACCGATGTTCGAGAGGCGGCCAGAGTCCTGACAAACAGGCTCATCAATCTCTCGAACGATTCCGATGCGGCTCCTCTGCTGGACATCGATGACGAGATCGCACGGGCCATCGAGAACCTACAGGGTCCTGTCTCTCCCGGAGGAACCTCGCCCACTCCATTCGGTCGCGCACGAATCATGATGGATGAAGGTGCGTCGATGGCAACTGCTCAGGATTTCCTGAACATCGGGCGAAACAACCTGAGTCTTGCCGATCTTACCGTTACCGACATCCCGACGATCCTGAAGAAGTACTCGGTGTCGGTGTACGGAGCGATCAACGAGCGCAGGTTCATCGACTCATTCAACGAACAGCTGGCCCACTACGGGATCTTGGATGTCAACGGTAATCCCGTGCAGATCGACAGCATCGAGGCGATGATCGGGACCATCAACAGGATCGGAAACCTAGATGCGACCATGGGCGGCTCGATGAACGAAGAGGCCACGGCTGCGTTCCGCGAGATCGTCTCTGCTCTCCGGTACGAGCCTCTGCACAGGAGCAACAGGGAGCTTGCTGGATTCGAGCGTTGGGGATCAGCGATCCTTGGCACGATGCTTCCACTGGGATACCTGTCCACCGGAGGTATGTTCGGCCTTGTCGCAGCCGGAGAGACCTCACGAATCATCGGTACGGTGGGAATGAGATCGATGCTTCGCCAGATGCCGATCCTCTCCGAGATGGTCGGCAACTGGAACAACATGGACGAGGGTGCCAGAAACTTCGCTGGAATGCTGGACCACTGGTTCCATCCGTCCACGGATCGCCTGAGACGGGCGCTGATGCAGGACATCTCAAATCAGGCAGGAGACGAGACAAACCCGTTCATTCGTGGCCTGAACTCGGTGTCCAACTTCTTCTCAGACATCACACTGCTTGCTCCAGTCACATCGTTCACGCAGAACCTGATGGCCGCCTCGACCATTCAGCACCTGTACGATGTCTCCCGCAACGCTGCCAACAGGTTCGATGACGCGACCATCAGGACCCTTGGACTGGAGCCAGCTCAGTACGACGAGATCGTGCAGTTCGTCGGCGCCAACGCAGTCACCCGAAATGGTCTGGCCGGAGAACGCATCGTTGACCTTCGCAACATCAACGATGTCCGCATGGACAACCTGAGGGCGTTCGTTGACCGTGCGGTCAGGACTCGAATTCAGGATATGCCTACCCGTGGAGACTTCCACCGCATCGGCTTCACTTGGTACGGGCGTCTCCTCACCCAGTTCCGGGGATTCAACCTGAAGGGCGTGGACAACTTCCTGTTTCAGAACATCACCAGAGCCAAGCGCGGAGGAAACGCCGGAAGGCTCAGGGTCGCTCAGGAAATCACAGCCACCATGCTGTTCGCTGGGCTGATCCAGTACGCTAGGCAGATCGGTGAGGCAGCCAGCGCCCGCTCCACAGGAAACGATGAAAAGGCTAGGGACATCGAGGAACGGATGCTGACTACGGCAGGATTCGTCCGTGGAGCCTTCACTGGACCCAGCGAGTTCTTCCTTCCGATCATGGCCGTCGATGCCGCATGGGCTACAGCTGTGGACGATGATCCATTGTTCTCTGCATACAGGTACAGCGGGCTGAACTGGTATGGCTTTCCCGCCCAGTCTTTCATCTCCAAGACTTGGGACATCACCAAGGATGTCGCCGGAGCAACCGTGCAGCGAGCGATTGGAAATGAAGACAAGGAAAGGGACATCACCCAGTCAACCCTGCACAAGTTCCGACTTCTCCTTCCATTCCAGAATTTCCCGGTCATGAAGCACTTCCTGAACGCCACGGAAGCTGAAATTGCCGAGGAGTTCGATCTTCTGGAAAAGCAGACACGGAAGCGGAAGACGATCTTCGACAACTGAATCTAAGGAGCTCTAAACCATGCCAAACAGTTTTGTCGCCTACACAGCGAACGGGTCAACAACGACCTATTCGTTCGCTGGGATTGATGACTACCTCAGCACGGGGTACATCAAGGTCTACATCGACAA